TATACTAGATGATGCACCAGCACCTCCTCGGCCTTGATTGCCTGATGCGTTGCTGGCATATCCTACAGCGCCAGCGCCTCCGCCACCACCCATGTAATAATTTTGACTTCCGTTGAAGGCGCCACCTGCAAAACCTTGACCTGCCGTGCCAGATCCCCCGGCTGCAATTGAGCTATCGTTAGCTCCACCACCTCCGCCCGAACCACCATCTAATCCCACTGGATTTCCACCGGTGGAAACAGAGGTGCCACCACCTCCACCACCACCTACCGCAGTTATGGTAGATATGCCGCTGCCGGAAATTGTAGAATTTCCACCATTGGTTCCTCGACTTGGACCAGATGGGCTTGTACCACCGGATCCAATGGTAACAGTATATGTTGTTCCGGTGCTAATTGATACATTGGAGTTTAAGTAGCCGCCTGCACCACCACCGCCACCATATGGGCCGCCACTTCCGCCGCCGCCAACTAGTAAATATTCAACTGTGGCTGTTGATGTTGGTGCTGGAGGTGCAGAAAGTGTCAACGAACCACTGGTTGTAAATGTGTGTACTGTATAGCTACCACTGGTAGTTTTTGTGCCGCCTGTGCCTGTTGCAGAACTAGACAAGTATCTGACTATTACAATGCCTGAGCCGCCCGAGCCGCCTGCTAGTGCGGCACTACTATATCCGCCACCACCACCACCACCACCGGCATTTGTGCCACCTGCGCCAGCTATTCCCCCGGTAGTACCATTTGATCCGCCATTGCTTCCGCCTGTGCCTGATGTGGCTGATCCTGAAGAGCCGCCTCCACCACCCCCTGCACCGCCGTTGCCTGCAGACGATGCGCCCCATCCGCCACCACCGCCACCACCTGCGTAGTAAGTTGTTGTACCGTTAATTGAACTTTGTGAGCCAGCGCCACCAACACCACCTGTTGGCGCAGAACTGACCGGACCAGCATTGCCACCGGCGGCACTTGCGCCACCGCCGCCACCGCCACCACCTTGGCTTGCATTCAGTCCGCCACCACCTCTATTGCCCTGTCCAGCAGTTCCTGCACTTCCACCAAATGCCACAGTGGTTGAATCGCCATAGCTATCACCGCCGCCGGATCCGCCCACAGTTGACTGAACAGTATTAGCAAGATATGAGCCGCCTCGACCACCACCAATGGCTGTGATACTTCCAAATACAGAATTACTACCAGCAACTCCGTTATTCATTGCACCGGCTGCACCGCCTGAGCCACCACCACCAACTGTTACAGTATAAACAGTTTCATAATTGAGAAAACTAGTAGCAGTTAAATATCCGCCTGCGCCACCACCACCACCACCGTTAGTTGCTCCGCCGCCGCCGCCAGCAACTACTAAGTATTCAACCTCAGATGAAGCCGTTGCTTCTGCTAAAGTCAATGTACCGCTCGAAGCAAATGTACGAACTGTATACAAACCATCAGTGGTTGCTGTTCCGCCACTGGCACTGGCTACTGCACTGGTTAGATAGCGTACAATAACAACGCCCGATCCGCCGGCACCGCCGACTCGTGTATTAGGTGCGCTGCCACCACCACCGCCTGTGTTAGCAGTTCCAGCTGTGGCGTCTGAGCTATAACCACCACCACCTCCGCCTCCACCTGTTCCACCTGCGCCACCAGTAGAACCAACAGTACTATATGCGCCACCTCCGCCACCTCCGCCTGCATAATAAGTGGCTGCACCGGTAATAGAGTTTGAAAGGCCAGCACCGCCACCACTTCCAGTTGTGCCAGCACCAGCATTAATACTGGTTAAAAATCCACCAGCTCCACCACCACCTGCGCCACCGGTACTAAAACCAGCGCCAACGCCTCCGTCACTTCCATAAGCGGTTGCACCAGCTGGTTTTGTTCCACTTGATGCTTGTGTAGTTGTGCCACCAGCTGAGGCACTATATCCGCCGCCTCCGCCAGAGCCGCCATTTGCACCTGTTGTATAGGAGCCGCCTCCGCCACCACCTTTGGCAACCACCAAAGTACCGATTGATGAATCAGCACCTGTTACACCAACTGCGTTGTTTGCTGAGCCAAATACTGTTTTTGCGCCACCTGCACCAACGGTAATTGTGTATGCTGTACCTGAAATTAGACCAGTGTACCCGCTCTGATAAACTGCACCACCACCACCGCCGCCACCACCGGGTACTGCGTTTCCGACACATTCGCCAACACCGCCACCGCCACCGGCAACTACTAGGTAATCAATTGAAATGGCCACAGTGAGTCGTCCTTAAGCGGCTCTAATCAACCACATGTCTTCTTTGATCACAAATGGAATATATGTTTCACCGTTAATGATAAATGTTTGATTTTCTGCTGTCCAATAATTTTTCATGTTGGAAAAAGGCATACTCAAGCTCTTGTAGATACCGCGGCATGCACCTCCGGCATTATAAGAATCATTTTGTGTACTGCGAATAATGATTGGATAAGCGCCAGGAACTTGTAATCCTGTTACAGGATCTGCCTGTGGAGGATTCAAAGTTGCTGCTGTGGCTCCCATATAAGGCCCATCTGCGTTTCGCGTTTTAAACAATGGAATTTGCAATTGCTGTGCATTTTGCGCAGCCATTGTTACATCAGTAAAAGGCGAGCTTTGAGCAGTATTTTGAACTGCTTTTATTGCAGGTGCACTAACTTGCGAAGTATTGGTTTGTACCCGCATCCAAGCACCAACACTATTTGTTGGATAGTGTGTGTAAGAAGTTGCTATGCTGGTCCTATTAGGATAACTGTGTAAGTAACCAAAACTTACCCATGGTGGATTATCATTGTAGACGTTTTCCCAACCCTGTGTTTCGCGCAGTCCGTGATAGATGATACTTCCATAACGCTGGTAATAACTGTAATCCGCTGTGGCAATATAACTATCATTGTTATATCCGGTTACATATGAATTATAAGCGTTATTAATTTCCCAGATAATACAGTAGTTGGCAGTCACGGCAATTTTGTATTTGACGGTATTTTGACCCATGTTCATGAACCAAGGATTATAAATACTGCAATAATAAGGAGAATTACCTTTATTTCCCATATCTTTGAATGGAGAGAACGAATTTACATTGGCATGAGTTCCAGTACTATTTGTAGGTACAAAATTTGTATCTGTCCAATCGCTGGTAGTACTGTGTCCAAATGTAGAAAGTACCGCTGGATAACTGGCCCAATTGGCAGGCATTGTTGGTCCCACATAACCCATACTGTCGTAGGGGTTACTGGTAGGTATATGAAAAGCCAGTTTTAAAAAAGGATATGTGCTTTTGCCAGATGCCACATAAAAATCAGCTTTGTAATTGACAGCCATTGCCCCATTGCTGGTAATAGCAGTATAACTCTGAGGTGTGTTGTTGGCACTGCTAGGAACATTGTGGCTGGCGCTGGTGGTCCAACCTCCGGCTTCGGTGTTGGCATCAATGCTGACAATACAATTTTTTGTACTATCTATGGTGTTTGATGCAGTGTAGGGATTGACTGTCAATGTGGTAGTACCAGCTGCCGCTGTACAGGCCGCTGTGACACAACGTAAGAAGTTGATGTACGTTGCATTAGTGTCCGGGGCACTAGTGCCTACTTTAGGGTCAAATGTAATAATCATAGTTTAATCCACCAATAAGGAAATGTCATTTGCTGTCAAACGATACAAGTTTGATGCATCTTTGTAAATTTGTATACCGCTAAAACAGCAATAAGGTATACGGTAACATCCATACATCAAGTTGCTGGCTCCTGAACTGGCAGTGAATGCAGGGTTTTCAAACACCACACTGGAGGTACCCACTGCTTTACGAGTAGTTTGCACACCTTGTATGCCTGTTGTAAGCACAGCATATCCCGGAGTGTCATAGTTGTAAATGTAAGGAATAGTTCCACCTGTGTTTAAATTTGCTCCGACTCCAGGTACGTTGTTAAAATCTTGCATGATCATTAACATGCTGTCGGTATAAGTTCTGGTAGTGCTACTGTGACCTAGATCTAAAATACCCTGAAGTCCGCCGGTTTGTGGAGCAAAGATCGCTATCATCTTGTTGCTGACAATGATATCAATGCCTGACTTGTAAAATGCTTCGTAGGGTACAGGTTTGATGTTTACAGTTTTAACAAATGAATTGACCAAGGTATCCGTGCCACTTGTATAACTTTGTGCCAGAGCAATATTAGCCATTGTTGTACTGTCATAGTTTAGTCTAAAATAATGTGTTTTACCAGTAGTAGCATCATTGTGAGCTTTACTGTAGGTATAGGTACTACCATTTACTTTGACATAGGTTCCAACTGGATAGGTTCCATACATGGCACTATTCACTTTGTCTGCACCTGCACTCAGATTGGCAACTGTGGCAATGTTGCCCAAGATGATGTTGTTGACGTCATCTTTAAAGTTTTGCAAAGTGCAGGAACTGTTTGTTCTATATCTAACTAGCATATTTTTATCCTTGTGATGGCTCTACAGGAGGAGTATCTTCTGGTGCTGGCACTTCTGGAATAACTAGGGGTTCTGGGGGTTCTGGAATTGGATCAGGCACCAAATCTGTCATTAATTCAAAATTTGGATTTGAAATATCATTGGTTTCAGAGTGATTGTAAATCACTGTGATACCAAACATTGGTAGTTCAGTCACTACTGTATTCACTAAATTAGAGCCGGCTGCTTCGGCAAATTGCTCTGTGATGTAGTGAGCAACGGATTCACCCTCGGGCACTGTGCCTTTGTAGCAGTAAACATAACCCATTTGTTGCCCAAAAACTTTTTGGAAGAATTCTTTATTCATTATAGTTGTCCTCTTTTAATATTTTATACGTATTTCAATCTAACATATAGATCACTGGCAGTGCCACCTGAAACATCCAATGTTAAGTAATCTGCGGTTGTTACTGCAAAATTAACACTCACAGGTGTCATTAATCCTGTTGACATGGTGAATGTGGTTCCTATGCTGGTGCCGTTTTTCTTTATGACAAAGGTTAGGTTGCCCCCTATAGGTGCGGCACTTATGTTGGCATAAACTGTGTTTACAGTAACATCGCCAGGTGGGTAAAATTTTGCAGTACCAGTAAATGGTGGTGCAACTGTGCCCATCATGGACAAATTGATAAATCCGCTGCCTGCAGGCCCTTGAGCTCCAGTACTGCCGGTGTACCCACTGGGACTCAGTCCAAAGTTGGTAACCAATAGTTGTTGTAAACTTTTTTCTATTTCAGCCATATTTTTATTTATATTGTATCAAGCAGATACACCAGTCTGTTGCTATGTTATTTATGCTAGACTGGGTATATAGAGATTTTGATTTAGCCCACGTACCAGGTTTGGCTATTGATTACGGCTGCTGTATTGCTCGCAACAATCGTAATACTAGGATTAGAAAGAAAACAGTTTAAATGTTATCAACGCCGCAGTTAGCAACAACAATCCACTCCAAATACCCAGTGCTGTATAATATGTAGCCAACGGTGTTCCAAAATACCTATTGCCCACAGCGACACATTTATGAGTAGGGCTTATCAAGTATCCAACATAATCAACAGCAAAGAACCATACAAAATACTGGACTCCAAATACCTGTGACATCAATACTGCAAATGCCACATACTTTCCGCTACTGCCCATCAAGAAACTTGCAAGAAATCCAACGGCACTGATAGTTAACATGCCCACAAATGTAGCTGGGTCTAGTGCGGATCCAGTTATCCATGCTTTATAAACTGCTTCATTGGATTTAAAATAGTTTCCTAACACAATAGCCAGCGCCACAATAACGACCACTTGCCAATTGATATAACTCAGTAACTTTTTGTAATCCCATGTTTGTGTCAGCAAGCAGTAGTACAATGCAAGTAATCCAAAGATTTCAAACACATTCTTGTCACCACCGCAGTAAATGTAAACGCCTATTGCAACAAAGAACGGTACAACATTTCGTAGAACAGCAGAGATTTTAAACTCACCTGTGTGGTTGATATGAATGTCTTCTTCTTTGACCATGAAGAAAATGTACCCTGCAACAAATGCTAGCGATACTGCCAACAAAGGCCAGATCATTGCCATCCATGCGGCATAGGTTAACCCAAATGCCGCTATGGGCAAGATAACAGTTTTTTCTAGTGGGCTCCACAGGTAGTAATGATGATTGGCAAGGTAATCTACAATACCCATCTTTTCTCTGCTGTGCGCATGATCGCATGTCATGGTATCTAACACACCTGCACTTACGGTAACACGCCCTTCGATGGGCAAAATACCACCAACTGCCGACACTAGTGCAACCAACACGCGATTGCTTTTGACAGTGTCTTGGATGTAGGCAAATGCACTGGCAAACAGATTTTTCTCTTTTGCAATGCCTGCAGTGATCATGATGAATACCAGCATCCACAGGTATTCTAATCCTTTTAACAAGAACACGTTACTTCCCCTTTACATGACGTTCGTATGCTTCTTTGATCTTTGGTCTGTTAAAGACAAAACCAAAGAAATTCAAGTACTTTCGTTTTGTCATCCATAATTCATCTCTTGCAGACTTATCTCGCACAACAAAATCGTATGTTTTTTCGGTCAACGGTATCAGCTGTGCCAGCGGTGTGCCAGCCTTGACTAGATGTTTTCCACTTTTTTCGTTCCAGTACCCTTGTACATTCAACTCCGAACTTATGCCCGGATCCAGTATACCTGTACAACTTTCAAATCTAAAATCATCTGTGTACGGCAACGGTATCATTATAAACTTGACTCCCGGCGGAGCCATCACATGCCAGGGTGTGTTAATTTTTAGTATGCTGGCCACACTCCAAGGGCGTTTGGGTAGAAATTTAGCCACACCATCCGAATGCTGTGACTGTAGAGTTTCTTTGCCCAACAAAGTGCTCAGTGACCCGTCAGGCATGGTAACTCTGAAACCCACGTCATTGCACTCAATTTCAAAGTCGTGCCAGGCAGGAATTATGTAGCCTGTGCCAAACATTTCAAATATACCAGGACATTTGAATATATGCATTTCTCGTTTGTCTTTTTGTTTTATATAATCAGCACGAGCTTGATGTATCCATCCAGGCAACACTTGTCGAGCTGGCACAATAGGGAAGGTTTCGGCTAAACCCGGTACACTGGAGAAAAATTCAATTTTTTTAGTCATATATCATCTGTGGGGTTTGAAAGCGTATGTTGAAAGCAATATTTACTCGTTGATCTTTGCTCATGTTAATTTCTGTTTCATGTGGCATCCATCCTGGCCATACCAGCAGATCTCCATTCTTTGGAGCCCAAGATATTCTTGATATAAAGGGTGCGTATGGGTTGCAAGTTTCTGTTAAATTGCTAGGGTTGTGAAACACCAAGTCTCCAGTGCCATAACCTTGCATGTAATACAAGCCCACAAAGTGATGCAATCCGTGAATATGCAAACTATTTTTGCTCATTGGTTCGTTTACATTTGTCCAGTACTTTACTTCAGGAGCCTGAAAGTGTTTTACTTTGGTAGCAAACGAATGGTCAGTTTCTATGTAATAATCAATTGCTGTGTTTGTTAGATCTCGAAGGCAAGTCAGCAGCCATTCGATGTTTTGATATTTGAATTGACTGCGCCAGCAACCTTCGTTGCTGAATGCCATCTCATCCTGATCGGCTGTGCGGTGTGCTAGAGCTTCATCCAGCAGAGTTTGCCTTTGCTCATTGGTGCCCACAGAGGCAGTAAACAAGTCGGCTGCAATTATAGGAAACCTAACTACCTTCATTTTTTAACAACCAAAATGTACAGGCCATTCCACCATTGCCCAGGATTCTCTTTTGAGTTAAGCATCATTTTAGAATACACCGGAGTCAATCCAGCTTGTTCAATTCCCTTGTTGGCACCAACCACGGTGTCAGTCCAGTTAGCATCATCAAATATCAGTATAGCATATTCGGCCAAACAATCTTTGTAATGCATCACAGCTTTGGTAACTGTTTCTTCGTCATGTGGCCCATCGTAAAAGAACAAATCTACATTGGCAATTTTATTAGTATCAACTGCCAGCAAGTCTTGATCGTGTATCACAAGATTTGTATGTTGTACATTGGTTTCAAATACTGCTCTACTGTTGATCGGCAAATCAAACAGTCCAGACTCTGGTTGTATATCTGGCTGTGACCAGTTGTCAACACAATCAATTTTGATGTTGGGATTAAGAGCTACTGCACCAGCAGTTGCGCCAAGTGCAGACCCAATTTCTAAATATTGTGTGCAATGCTGTGACAGCGCAAACAACAATTGTTGCACTCGTGCACTGGTCAGCCCTTGTACATTTACATCCACAGGGCAATTTACACTATCAACTAACTCTTTGGTCACTGCCAGTATCAACAGGTGACTTTGTTGTTTGCTTTTTGCTTCGTATAACTTGTCACAAAAGTTACAATCCCAGCAATCAAACTTGCAATTTTTGATCTTGTCGCGCCAGGCGTTTATTGGTTTGTTTACTAGATTGGTTTCATTGATGTATTCGTTGAATGTGTCAAATAGTATGTCTTCGTTGTTGGCATATCTACTGATGATGTCCATGGTTTCAAACAGACGAGACACGCTTTCTCGTCCATGCATTTTGATCACATCAACATACTCGAGCAATTCGTCCCAGTCTTCTCGCCAGGGCGTGAAGTTTGCTGTTTTTAACGGGGTACTAGGATCTTCCTTGTCCCACTTTGGGCAACTAACCCTACTGATTGGATCGTTAAAATATTGTGGCAGTTCACCTTGTCTAGTGTTATTGAACTGAAAGTGTTCATCCATCATGGCACATCCACCAACACATCCTTCGTTGGCCAACAAACTAAGTTTAATGTTGTACTTGGTGGCAACTCGTTTCATCTTGATCAATGTATCTCTGTCACGCATCAAGTCACGCTCTAGGTTAACATAGTGAAATCCTGCTTCGGCCAACTTGGCCACTTCCATTGGAGTGTTTACATTACGCAAAATTGTGTTTTTAATGTTCAACTCTGGAAAAGCTGTTTGTATTTGTTTTGTGGCCAACCAATGAGTATGCGGAATAGTGGCAGATCGTACACCAGCATCGTACAACAGTTTAAAATTGCCAATAAACAAATCTAGGTTATGCTGACTTGGCCGTATCATTGTGTTGTTGAATGTGGCCGAGATAGGAATCCCTGTAAATTCTTGTATTTTTAATGCCATGTCAATGGTGTCACCTGAGTCAGATATAAACACATCGCCCATGGCATCCTGAGTAAACGGTGGCATACGACAAGTAAAATACAAGTCGTATATCCAGGGTTTATGCTTTGTTAAAAATTGTAAGAACTGATCAAACTGAGCTTGATTTAGTTTGGGATTGATAGGAACAGAAAATATAGGTGTCATCTATATATTATACACTGCTCCATCGGTGAAATTCAAGTCTCTTTGCTGATTTGCGGGCATATTGTATCCAAAATTAGTGTGTAACAGCACATTACATTCAGCCAAATTTGCACAATTTTTAATTTTGGTTTCTATTACTTGTTTGTTTGCCAACAATGTAGAGATATTGGTATTATAAGTATCTATTGCGGTCAATACTTTTGACACCATTTCTGCTGTGGTAATAGACCTTGCTGTGGCCAATGCTGTCAACATTGGAGTTGATACAGAGTTGTCAGCAGTGTATGCTTCCGCTTCGGCTCGTTGCTGTGTCCAACTGGTTGTCTCCAGCTGGCTTGTGGCGTATATTTCTTTTAGTCGCTTGTCATATACATCGTCAACAATCTTATACATGGCAATTTTCATAAACTTGGTTGCGTTGTCTTTGTCAGCTTCTGTCAAGTAGTACTTGGCTTTGATTGTTTCATCTTCCATACTTGATAAAAACTGCAATTGTTCTTCGGGCAAGGTATTGGCCTTGACGCTGACATATCCGCTGTAGTTACCGGCAAACTTCCAGGCCAATGCAACATCGGTGTCGGCAATGGCTGTGGCTTTTAAATGAGAAATGTCCACTAGTTCTTTGACCGAGTCGTCAAGGAAACCCAGTACATAATCCAAATAGTGACCAGCTCGTTTTACTATGCCAAGTTGCTGGTCTGATACAGTTTTAAACAGTAGGTACATCTTCTTTTCCTTTGGTTTCCAGGTACAACTGAGATGACAGTTTTGTTGTGGGTGCATCTACTCCAAGTTGTTGGATACTGTCGTTGACATAACTCAGTATGTTATTTGTGCGTATTTCGTTTCGCACAAAATAGTCACATGCCAACTCCATTACTTCAATCTGTTGTGCAGGTTCTAGCATGCCAACTGCTTCCATGTTGCCTACACCAGCACGACCATATGCTATCATGTCCAGTGCTGTTTGTTTTGCCAAGCGCAGTGTCCAGTATTCTTTTTCTAACTTTTCAGTTTCTGTAGAGTTGGTCATTATATCCATGATACGACGACCGTCCTCAAGATAACCCTCGGAACTGTTGTTAAATTCGTCAATGAGTTTAAGATAGATATCACGCTCATCGTAGGCATCTTTTAATCTAGCCTGGCTTTTTCGTTGCATTCGTTGCAATTTTATCACTTCAAGCTGATGTAGTTTTTTCTGTGCCGGACTGAGTGTTCGTTCCATTTCTTCAGTGTGTATTTCTATTTCAAACACAATCTTTTGTGATTCGTACTCCATGCTTTCCACAGCACTTTCTCTGGTGTTCAATTCCAACAGATACTGTTTCAGTTTAGCGTAGGGAGTTATCTGTGCATTACCGATGAAGTTTTTGACTTTAAATTCAGGTATTGTCCAGTGTTGCGATATTGCCGTGACAATAAGTTCTTTGTGGTCGTCGGTTAAAAAACTAACATTAGTTGATAAATCGCTTACTTTGTATTGAGTCACTGCTTGTTCCATATGATTATTTTTATCCTTTCCATACACAGTGCCCGGAACTTCCGCCTGGCACCCCAGTTCTAATAGAACCGGCTCCTAATTCAAATCCTGATTCGGTTATGTAACTGAATCTCCAACCTCGGTTATTTTGACCGGCAGCTGTGTAACATCCCATCATGTATTGGTGATCTTGCCCCATATCAAAATTTTCTTCACCTGAATCGGTTACCGGTTTTGCAGTAGTCCCAGAATTGGTTTCAGTGGTCAAATTCCAACGTCGCAGACTATTTCCGCCGTTGTAGGCGCCTTCGTTACCACAGTATCCTTTGCCTAGTTTACTGTTGATTCCTTTTTGTTGACTGCCACTTCCGTTTACTGTTCCGGTTGTGTTGACTGTCATAGTAGATCCTGTTACAAAACTATACTTATGCGTGCCTTCTCCCCACGAAAAACCTTTTAGTTCGTCACTGATAGTAGCGACTCCGGCTTGCATACTGTCACCGGTCAAAGATGTCAATCCTGATGATGCCATGGTTTCTGTGGTCATGTTAAAGAAATCAACTCCACTGGCGCCGCCGCCCACAATCCATGCATACAAATGTTCTTTAAAAAATGTACCACAATCGTTGCGCCCAACAGTCATATTCCAATTTGAATTTAGTCCAGCATTGGTTTCGGTTGCCAAGTAAAATGCCGCAGTAGTAACACTTGTGCCCGGCCAACTGTTATCTGCACTCCATAAAAACCCTTTGCTAAGATTGTTAACACCTGATGTGTATGCTCCTGCGTTGGTCAGTAGATCGCCCAAATTGGTCATTACATCAGTGGCATGCACCATGCGGTTGACATTTTTCCAAGGACTACTGCTTTGGTATCCGCCCATCACATAACCAGTTGTGATGATCTGTCTGTACAAAAAAGAGCCGCCGGATGCTGTACTGATTACATCTTTCCAGATGCCGCTATCATGTATTTCCATAACACCTGTATCGGTGTTGTAGATTATTTGACCAACTGTTGGACTTGCTGGTCGTGTTGCTGTGGTAAAGGTCGGCACCCTTACTCCATTTTCGTCTGCAATTACTGACGAATTTATATAAAATCCCATTATGATCCTTTCCAGACACATTGACCAGAGCTTCCGCCTGGCACACCAGTTCTCAGTGATCCAGCTCCTAGTTCAGCTCCGGACTCGGTTGAGTAACTAAATTTCCAACCTCGATTGTTTTGTACATCGGTATAGCATCCCATCATGTACTGATGGGCTTGCCCCATATCAAAATTCTCTTCTCCTGAATTACCAATTGGCTTTGCCACAGTTCCTAGACTGGTGTCAGTGACAAAACTTATTCTGCGCAAGTTATATCCACCGTTGTATGTGCCTTCGTTGCCAATGTATCCTTTTTGCAATTTACTACTTATTCCTTTTTGCTGGGGGTGTATCAATAAATTACCCGAAGTGTATGTGCCAGCCAGGCTCACAGTACCGTCACTGCTGGGATTCGTTCTGACTTTTAACACCATTGGCGAAAGCACTGCTGTGGTTGTGGTGCTAAACATCAGCTTGACTGCCAGCGACGATCCATACGCATATCCATGTGTGTCAGTTGATATTGCATCTCCAAAGCCAGTTCCACTTGCACCAAAGTATGATGCAGTGATTAGGCCTTGCATGGTTTCAGTGGTTAAATTAAATTGATCAATATCAGCTGTACCACCTGCAATGTATGCATACTGTGTTTCTTTAAAAATGGTAGCAATATCATCATGGGCTTGCCAGGTATTCCAAGCAGAGTTTAGCCCAGCGTTGGTTTCTGTGGCAAGATTAAACGCACTGGTTGTTGTACCGGCTGCCATTGAGTCAGTGGTACTCCACAAAAAGCCCTTGGTCAAATTGTTGACTCCCGAAGTATAAGTTCCGGCATAGGTCAACAAGTCGCCTAGGTTGGTCATTACATCAGTGGCATGCACCATGCGATTGACATTTTTCCATGGACTGTTATCTTTGTATCCGCCCATTACATAACCGGTTGTGATGACCATTCTGGTTAAAAATGTTCCGTGACGAATGTCTGCGGCATCTTTCCATACACCAGCATCGTATATTTCCATACGATGGTTATCGGTGTTGTATATAACTTGTCCTTGTGTTGGATTAGACGGCAATGATGCAGTGGCTTTTGATGAGACAAACATTCCTGTATTGTCAAGTGACACTATGTTTCCAGTTAGAAATGCCATTATTTACTTTCTAGATGCTTCTTTAACTGGTCGACTTCTGCAGTCAATTTCTTAACTGCTTCAATCAGCAACGGAATCAGTCGTTCATATTGAACTGTTAGGTAATTTTGATCAATTGGACTTGGTGCAACTGCTTCGGGCATTATTGTTTGAACCGACTGAGCACTAACGCCAACTTGTCTGTGTCCAGGCGACATGCCCAACGATATAGCCAACTCATTTGGTTCATAGTAGAATGTTTCAATTTGACCAACTTTATCTGTTGGGTGTTCTATTGTTCCTAATATTGTTTTGAGTCTAACGTCAGAATAAGAAGAAAATACATTACCAGTAAAATATCCGTTTCCAGCACTGACATTGCCTTTTACACTAATACCTGTAGTGGTTGCTACTACAACATTTGAAATGCTGCCAACTGATGTAGACACATTACCGTCAAGAGTAACAACAACATTACTGTTTCCATTACTAATACTACTACTACTGCCTCCGCTACCACCACCGGTGCTTATGACAGATCCGTTGCCAGACCAATATAGTCCGCTGGTATAAACGGCGCCAGCATACACGTTGCCAGCAATTCCTGCACCGCCTGCGACTTGTAATGCACCTGTTACTGTACTTGTGCTTGCGGTTGCATTGGTAGTAACAATTGTTGCACTGGTTGTGTTCAAAAATGTGCCTTGACTACCTGTGTATCCTGTTGTGCCTGCGCCACCAGCTGTGCCTTGACTACCTGTGTATCCTGTTGCGCCCGGTGCTCCTGTTCCGCCAGTTCCGCCAGTTAGTGCCGCGCCATTGGCGTAAAAGTAGCTAGTGGCATAGATTTTATTCACAGTCAAGTTGCCTGTGATATTCAAATCACCAGATTGGTTACTGGTGTTGGCCACAGTGCTCAAGAAACTAATTGTATTGGTACTTAGGTTAACATTACCTGCTGGTGTAGCAAATACCAACTCTCCAGTGGGCGCCGTGGTAATAGTTGTGCCACCTAGGTCGATGGTGTTGGCAGCCAAGTACAGGGTACCAAAACGTCGAGTGTTACTGCCGATGTTTACTGTGTTGTTTGAAGTGGGTAAAATGTCGCCAGTGACATACGTTGTTCCACCTATGTTTATGTTACCTACAATGCCAACACCACCAGCTACCTTCAATGCACCAGTTGTGGTACTGGTACTGTTGGTATTGCTGGTAATGTTGACAGTTAATGTAGTTAGCGAAGTACCAAGTCTATACCAAGCTGAATCTGTGCTACTATAGGTATAGGCAATACCATTTACGGTTGCTTGTTGTTCATTAACGGGTGAAGTTGGAAATGCCATAATTGTCTTTTATTTAAAATGTTATTGAACCACTTGTGGTCCATTTATATATTCTGTATCCACCTGCAGAGGTTACGGTTGGGCTTCCTGTTGCACTAGTAGCGGCTGCATATGAGTCCGGGTATCGAATGATTACAACTCCAGAGCCACCGTTACCACCCTCGCCAGTACCTGATCTTTCTGTACCACCGCCACCGCCACCTGTATTTGCCGTTCCAGATTCTGCGTTAACACGGCCTGTACTAGCCATTTGGCCGCCACCTCCCCCGCCGTATCCAGATATAGCATCACCAGGTGTTGCACCATACGATCCGCCGCCACCGCCACCGGCATAACCGGTACTAGTTCCGCTTATACTACTAAGTATACCTATGCCACCATTTCCACTAGCAAGACCAGTTGCCCCAACACCGCCTGCACCACCACCTCCACCTGCCCTTGCTACACCAGGAGCGATAACGTTATTCGCAGCTCCGTTTCCGCCATCATAACCTTGTCTCGGTGGGCCAGCTACACCAGTACCGCCAAAATAGGTAGCGCCGGTACCTCCAGCAGCGGCACCACCACCCGAGCCACCTGGGCCACCGTTGCCAGTTGCACTACTGCTTCCACCATAGCCACCACCGGATGTAGTAATATTACCAAATACCGAGTTACCCCCGACACTGCCAATTGATAGCTGTGGCCCAGCTGTTCCGCCTGCACCAATAGTTACGGTAATTGGAGTCCCCAACGATACTGCATATCCTGCGGCAGTTAACACACCACCACCACCGCCAGCACCAGATTGATACATGCCAGCGCCGCCGCCGCCACCTGCAACTACTAGGTATTCTACAGTGGATACTGTAGGTGTAACAGATGTTGTTGATGAAGTTCCAATAACCGGGCCAGTTATATCAAGCCAATAGCTGGTTCCAATGCCAACATCAGTGTATCTCAGTAGCACATCACGTGTGGTATTGTACCAAATATCTCCCACTGTGGGGCTGGCAGGCGCTGTGGCACTTGTGGTATTTGTTGCATTTGTGCCGCGGCTACCAGTATAACCTGCCGATCCGGCACTGCCTGCACTTCCTGTGTATCCTGCTTGGTTGACAATATTGATTGAGCCAATCATTCCAGCATGAACCACACACTGATACACAATGGTCGACGGAGCATCAAATGGTACTCGGTATACCACCGTGGTTGGAGTAGTTCCATTACCATACACACCCGAAGTAGGATTATTTCCTGTAGTACCAGGTACTGCGGTAGTTGATCCACTGCTTAATCGCAATGCCAGGGGATGAC